GTTTAATTGAGCCCTAGATAAGATTTCCGTTAACAACTTATCTTGGTATGTCATATCAAGTCTATACTTCTCACCAATAGCAAGAGCGCAGAGACGTTTGTAAATTTCCTCTTTGTTTTTACTATTCTGGCCTTCATTGTCTAGTCGTTTACCACCTAATGAAACAGGTAAATCGGGTAATGAAGCAGGTCTATTTTGACTTATAATTACTTTTTGGAGGGACCTAAGAATATGGTTCTGTGGGCGGATCGAATTAAGAGTTGATAAAACTTTATATTTTGTAAAGTTTTTGTTAAGTCTTAGTTTATTTCCACTAACACTACTAAGCGTCTCAGTTTCTGAGAAATGAAGTTCAAGACCATTTCTCACAACGAAACGTTCACAGAAGCACCCTGATGTATTAGAAATGAAGCTTTTGCTTTTGTTGATTTGGAATCCTAGTGACTCCATCTCAACATAGTATCTGCTGATCTGATCATCATTCCATAGTGCTATGAGATCGTCTCCACAAATCCTGAAGCAATCTGTATTCCGGGATACTTGTGTAGCGGCGTACATATGAAGCATCGAGAGTATTGGCCAACTTGTTCCAATACCCATATGTATTCCGTTTGTTGTCTTACTGATTACAGTGTTTTCGTCGTTGACTATGTTAAATGATCCTATAGTCTCCATTGCAGACATTGTAAATGATTCATCCCAACCCAAGGAGTCAGCAAATGCTTGAAGTACAGTATATGCTAACTTATGTGGGATTCTATCAGTCGCACAGGATAAATCTGCAGAGAATACTTTTACATCTCTGAAGTTCGTCCTGCAAATAAACTCACCTGGTGTGAAAGAATCTTTAGTTGGTTTAAATACGCGTAAGAAAGGTAGTAAACGTTTGTTTACAATCTTTCCCATGTGTGAATGAATTGCTGAATGTAAGCTAGCAATTCTTAGTCTACCTCCTGTTGATTCAATTACAATAGGTTTAATGAGTTTATCTGTGTTATGTATGCTACGAATGGATACATCATAGGCCATATTCATCAAAGGTACTTTTCGTGATTCTATTCTTTGTTTTAGGCTCGAAAGTTCTTGTTTATATACTTCAACTGTTTGCTTGTTGGAGTGGTACCTAAATGACTCTTTCACTACTCGTAATTCAGCTTGAGTAGCTCTCTCAACTTCATCAAAGAGACGTCCAGTATCACAATCGTCCATAAGATATTGTTGTTCGAATGAATCGACTATGTCGTTTTCTTTTCTTTCATATATATCATCTTTGATTCTTTTGAGAGTTAATCTTTCTGTATTATAGAGTCCTCGTGCTCTGTTTAACAATTCAGCTGCTTCGCGTTTCTTAAGTTCTGATTTCTTGATGTAATAATCAAGTTTTTGGTTCTCGAAATACTTGGCAACTCCTCCTTGTTTAACATTGTGTTCTATGCATGCAGCGAGAGAAGGTATTGGCATGATGGATGTATTATCAGTTCCTAAAGAGTAAATGTGTTTAGTTTTAGTGATTACGTAATTCCTAACTCTTTCTAATTTCTCTTTATTGATAATTATTGGGTCCATTGTCCAACGTTCAATGCACTTCTTTATTGCCTCTTCTTTTTTCCGAGGTGGTACATAGAAGTTCACAGCCCTAGCAATTGTTGATGATATGAAGTAGTCTTTGTTTTTAAACTTCATAGCCTTAGTCCTAACTTCATGTGCCCAGTTAGATAAATATTCTTTTCCATTATA